CTAACAGGATAACAGGATAACGGGATAAGAGTTCAAACATTCTAGAAAACTCATCACATTATAATCATGTGATGAGTTCAAAGAATGCTCGGGATTACAAAGCATCCAGCGATTCAAATTCCTTAATCATTGTCTCCACCTTGAGTTTCACTCGTTGACCAATCACATCTTCAGATTCCACGAATTCACACATGGAACGCAATTGATGCAATCGAGTGATATCGACCGCTGAATTGCCAGTGATTGCCACGAAAACGTCACCCCATGCTTTGGATTTCTTCGCGAGTTCTTTCTCATCTTCCGTTTGGTATTTCTCAGACAACACCGGAACTGCAATATCTTGGAACTCACCGTTCCACCATTCTTTAACCTTATCTGCGCTCAAACGACCTGCCGAATTCTCCGCTTCCAGATATGCCAGCACCTGCGCAACGCTGATTTCTTCGGTCGAAACTTCCGACTTGTTGGATTCATACAGCGAGCGAATCAGCGAATCTTGGAAATCTTCAGCACGCTTACGGAGATCAACGGGAAATGCAGCGTTGATTCGGTTCACATCACCATCATCCAATCGTGGGATGGAAACACAGACCGATTTCTTGCCGCTCTTGCTTTTGTAACCGACCTTTGCAAGTCGTTGTTCATTGCCTTGTTCATCTTTGAAAGGCTTGGATTGCCCGGAAATGAACTCCACAAAAGAATGACGATTACTTACGATGCTCATTTTACTATCCTCGTGTCAGATCATGCCAACATCGGCACAATATATAAAGCAAGTGGCATGCCAAGGCAATTAGGGGAAAATACAACAGTTTTTATCATAATGTGGAAAAGACGTAACCAAAGTGACGCGACCTGTCACCCTGACCGACCAAACCTGTCAATGTGACGACCCCTGTCACTACCTGACTACTAATGCAAATGAGAATGATTCTCATTACAAATGTTACGGGGGGTAGGAACTTTTTACACTTCTTACATTTTGTTACACGCCTAGCACCTCTCAGATTTTCCTAAACTTTTTCAAATTTCACAAATCTCATAAGATAATCAAGAGAGTCCCCCAGTGATTGCAGTAGAGATTGTGATATTATAGGATCATGATTGGAGAAACCGCATGAACCGCACGAGCGCCGAGGAAAAAGCCATTACTTTGTTGGGTCAAGGATTCTTGCCCGCACAAGTTGCATCGGCCGTAGGACTTACCATTTCACGAATCTCCCAACTTGCCTCAGATCCAGAGATTTCGCGTGAGGTTGCGGAACTAAAGTTTAAATCTTTATCTAAACATAATGAAAGAGACAGTATTGCTGATGATTTGGAGACACAGTTATTGAACAGACTGGCAGAAACAGCTCCATTATTGTTTCGTCCAATGGAGATTGCAAAGATTTATAGTGTTGTGAACGCCGCAAAACGTAGAGGGAGTTCTGCTCCTGATAACACCGCGGCACAAAATCCAGTTGTGCCAATCGTTATGCCAACATTCATTGTTAATCATTTCACAAAGAATATTAACAATCAAATTGTTCAAGCTGGCGACCAGCCACTAACCACCATTCAACCCCATGCATTGAGTAAACTACATGGATTATTCGCTGAAAGTACAAAAAGCCTTGAAAGAGGCCGAGTTGAAGAAGCTCCAAGAATTGAAGAAGCAACAATTATTGGTAAATAATAAACAGAAAGCAGAGACAGTGCTGTTGCGTATTAAACTTGATCTTGCAAAATATGCTGTCGATTGAAGAAAAACTTGAACTTGTGGAAAAACCACAAGAACATCAAGAAATAAACTTCGAAACACAGCAAGTTCATGATGCAGCTAAGAATTCATTAGATTTCTTAGCTGCATTGGCATTGCCGCTTGTTTTTAAATATCTTTTTCCACAAGTTTTCAAATCGATTTGGTTTTGGCTTCTTGAAAATGTAAATAAGTATAGAGATTTTAGTCAACTTGCCATAGGTTTACCTCGTGGGTTCGGTAAAACAATGCTGATTAAAATCTTTGTGCTTTATTGCATTCTCTTCACAAAGAAACAATTTATTCTTGTAATTTGTGGTACAGAAGGCAAAGCCAAAAACATTGTTGCTGACATCATGGGGATGTTAGATGAACAAAACATTAAAAGAGTATTTGGTGACTGGAAAATTGGTGCTACTATTGATCGTCAGGACCTTAAGAGATTTGGCTTTCGTGGCCGCACTATTATCCTTATGGCTGCTGGGGCTAATTCTGATATTCGGGGAATTACCTTAGATAATGAGCGTCCTGATGTAATGATTTTTGATGATATTCAAACTAAAGAAGATGCTAAGTCAGAAACAATTAGTGAGGCTTTAGAAGATTGGTTATATTCTACGGCGATGAAAGCAAAGAGTCCTCATGGATGTCTTTTTGTTTTCATCGCCAACATGTATCCAGTCAAATGGTCACTTCTGCGAAGAATCAAAGCAAATCCAACTTGGGATAAATTTATTGCTGGTGGCATTCTTGCAGATGGAACATCTCTTTGGGAAGAATTACAACCAATTAGACAGTTGCTGAAAGAATATGAAAGAGACGTTGCGGCTGGACGCCCCGAAGTTTTCTATGCTGAGGTTTTAAATGATGAAACTGCAACTACTAACTTCCTTTTAGATCTAACTAAAGTTCCTGGAATTCCATATCATAAAGAAGATCTTCATCTTGGAAACTTCATTATCATTGATCCATCAAATGATAAACAGAATTCAGACAGTGTAGCAGTTGGTTATTTTGAAATGCATTTAAATGCTGATTTTATGCCAGCTCCTTGTATGAGGGAAGTGGAATCGGCGCGGATGAGTCCATTAGATACTATTGAATGTGCCTTAAAGATGGCGTTTAAATGGAATTGTCCTTTTATTGTTGCTGAATCAAATGCATACCAATATTCTCTCTTGTTTTGGTTTAATTATATCTGTGAACAACGTGGTATTGCTGGAATTCAATTAGCTGATATTTATTCAGGACAACTTAAAAAGTCTACACGCATTCTTAATATGTTTAAAGCCTTAGTGGCTGGGGAACAATTTGTAGACCCAGATTGTCAAGCACTTGTGTGGCAAGAAGCTCGTGAGTATAAACCTTTGCAGCAAAAGAATGTAGATAATATTCTTGATCTACTTGCTTATGCTCCAAGGGTTTATGCTGAATATAAGGCTTTTATTGAATCTTCCCTTATTATTGAAACACAAGAACATGAGAAAATTCAAATGAGATCTGCTGAAGAAATTGCGGGGTTCTAATGGCTGAGCCACTTGTTCCTATTGTTCCGATGGAAAAAACATTGGAGGCAGTAAAAGGTTTTGTTAAAGGCAATACTGCTGATCTTTTAGGTCTTCCGGCTGATGTTGCACATCTTATTAATAAGGCTACTTCGAAGAATGCAGAACCTGCGCCAGCAGAGTATGGTTCTGCATATTTTAGAAAACTGTTTTTTGGTGAAGGTGCAGTAGAAGATGCATCAATTGTAGAAACCGCTGGATCTATGGTTTCAGCCGGCGGCCTTGCTGGTGCAACTAAGGCAATGATTGTAGGAGCAATTCCTAAACTTGCCTTATCTGGAATCTCAGCTAAATCAGCAAATAAGATTCTTACCGAAGTAGATAAACTTCAGTCTGAAGAAGAAGCAATACGATTTTTTCAAGGTACTGGAGTCTTTAAAACTCCATACGATCAAGGAACTAAAGCTGTAATTTCAGATGCAGCGGCGCGACTTAATCCAAAACTACTTACTAAAACTGTTGATGAATCAGGTAACATTCATACCTCTATAATTAATCAATCTAGAGAAGGTAAGAATACTACTTTAGGTGATATTTTAGATCATCCAGAACTTTATAAATTATATCCACAATTGAAGGATTATAAAGTTGTTACTGATTTAAATATGCCTGTTGGTGAAGCATCTCATTATGGAAAAGATAAAGTAATAACTTTAGGTCTTCAAGTTTCTACGGACATGGCAATGTCTAGAATTCTTCATGAAACTCAACATGCA